TCCGTCAGCCCTACCCATGTGCGCTGTGCCAACTTGCAATCAGGATGATGGTTAGTCCAAACGCAATGTGAATCGCAGAACTTCTCCCAAGGCTCATCCTTTGCTTCTAGTGAGGCTTTAATTCCGTTGATGGCTTGTTGGGCACGATACGAACCACCCAATCGCCATACGGCAACATCACCCCCACCTTCACCAGTCCACTTGTCAGGAATGCCGAATAGTTTTTCCAACGCCTGCAATGCAAGGCGTAATGCTTCTGTCTGCATCATTTTCTTGCGGGGCAATCCCGTCCTTGGTTACAGTTCCCATGGCAGGGAGGGCATTTCTTCAGTTGGCGCACATAAGTGGCAAAGCTTTCAGCGGTGGTTCCAAAGGCTTTCATCTTGTCAAACTCCTTTGCGACTTCTTCGAGGGTGTCATTTCTAGTCTGGTTATCAGTCATACAAAATCCTTAACAAATAAACCACAAGCGCCCAAAAGGCGGCTAAAAAAACAACAATTAATTTCCAAGCTCTTTTCATGGCTCGTAGTTCACAACTTCCCACTCACGTTGGGTTTTAATGGCCTCCATACCTTGGGCTTCGAGTTCTGAAAACTGCTCTTCAGTCATCAAACCCATGATGTCCATGCCATTGAATGTGACCATGTCAATGTTTTCAGCCCAAGATGTGTACTTGTCTGCCTCAAAAGACATGGTGACGTTGACTTCTACGCTACCTGCACCTGTTTTGGCTTGGAATTCGATTGTGTGCATTACTTTCTCCTTGTTGATGTATTTACTGTATCTTGAATTCTTGAATATTTGTATTAGGACTTTCCCTTAGTCCAAATCCTCTTTGACCATGACCTCGACCATACCAACAGTCCCATAGACTTTGGTTATATGCAGGGTAAGAACCTGCGTGTCATCCTTGTAGACAATCTCATTCATGGCATCTAGGAAGCATTTCGCAACATTGTCGATGTCTGGCTTCTTAATTGGCCTCTCAAAACCGCTTAAACAGGCTTCTGTGCGTTTTTTGGAGTATGAGGAAGGGATTGGTACTGTGATGTAGATTGCGACTGTTACAGGCGTTTCTAAGAGTTCGTTGCTTCCCATGGCTTTTCGGGCAGCGTCTTTGATCAGGTCCTCATAATCTCGGGTTTTGGTGGGTGTGTAGGTGGATACAAAGTTACCCCGCCTTGCAAACTTTGGGCGACCTTTGCCGACAGGGTTACCTTCGACAAGGTATGTGACCATGAATGTCATTCGAGTGTTCCTTCTTTCATTTGTGCCATGTAAGCCCTAATTCTGTCTCTAGCGCCTCTGCCGTAGATTCGTTCTGCCCTTTCCAGTCTGGCACGAATTAAATCTCGGTTTTGGCTGTGTTCCCAGTTGTGAAAGAGTTCTCTGGCCTCGGCTTGCTCCAAAGTAACTCTATCGCTTGGGTTTTCAATGTTCTTTCGGCTGTAGGTCACCAGTCAACTCCAAGGCCATGCGGATAATTTTGATTGGGTAAGGCACTCCGTCTTTAACCTTGTCCAAGATTCTCATTGCGTCTTTGTGGGTCATGCTTTGCCTTTTATTTTTAAAAAAATCTTTATTCCAAAAATAATATAAAAAAATGCAACTGCAATTTCAGGCATCCACATTTGAATAAACTCAATCATGCTTTTCTCCTGTAAGCATTAAGAATTGCTCGTTCTTCAGGTGTCGGAGGCCGAGTAACTTTTGCATCTGCCTTAATTTTCTCAAGAGCAGGGTCTGGCTCATTTGATGGTGGAACTGTGAGCTTCACAATGTCTGCAGGGTTTTGCTTTGGTGCATTGGTGTTCCTAACCCAATTACGCCACGTTGCATCCCAATCAAGTTTCACACCCTTTTGACCAGGTTGAGCAACCCAATAATCTTTAAATTGCTCAAATGTTCTTTGTGGCTGAAGGTCAGGTCTTTCCTGTTTGCAAAACAAAAGCCATTCACCTGTAAAAAGTAAATCCTTAGAGAGGCGTGAGCCGACCTTTCTATTCTTCTGTTTCTTGTCTGTATCTGTTTCTGTATCTATAGCGTTACTTGGGCGTTCCTGTAACGTTTCAGTAGCGTTACTTGCCTGTTTCTTTTTCTGCCGATGCTTTGCAACCCGCATGGTGCTTGAGTCTGATACAAATTGACGTTTATCCCAGTTCAACAAATTCCACTGCTTATCAATAAATTTCTTACTGATAAACAATAGTTTTGTTTCTTCTAGTTCTTTGTCTGATAAACGCAATTGAAACGCTATCTCTGTTTCTTGTAACGTTTCAAGTGTCTCGCTACATCTAAGGCAAAGTAGCATGACATAACGTCTTTGCATTGCCTCTGAAAGCATTTGAACTTTAGGGTCGTGTGCGAACTCTGAATAGAGCCGAAACCATGGGTTAGCCATAATGTGTGCCGCTTTTTAAAACACCCTTAAAGGAATTGCCAGCAGGAGAAGGGGTAACTCTTTTCGCTCGGGTAATTAGTCCGAACTAGCTGGATTCCATAATACATTATTTAGGTCCACGTTTCAAGCTTCTCATTTTGGACGTTGAATGTCCAATATGAAAGAAGCCACAAGCGGGGCATTTGTATATCTGAAAAGAATTATCTCTTTTTTTGCTAATAGTTGATTCAGCAATAGAGAATGTAGGGAAAGGATGTTTTCCAACACACTGTACCTCTGGGTTGTACCTGTCTGTTGTTTTCATTATTCCCTTGCTTTCATCATTGCGTCTGCCATCTTGTAGGCCATCATTGAAACAGCCGTGTAACCGCCTTGTTCTAGACTGCCTGATCCTTTGCCCTCAACCATTGATTGCATAGCTTTAGCCGCAAAGTAATCACGCAAAGTCATGCCCTGTGTCAAATTACGTTCTGTTGGAAATGCTGGTTCATTTTTATTAGTCATTGGTACATTCCTGAAATGTTAATTGGGCGTTCCACATGGATTTCCAAAGCTCTAGCTATCAACCCCACCATGGCAGCATCTCTGTCACCCTCGTGATGGTTGTAAGTTATAACTAAGTTATAGGCGTAAGCTAGGAGAGCTTCAGCGCAGTCTTGTTCAGATTGTTCGATGTTCATACCAATAGCCTATCAAAAATAAATCTGTTGTCTATTAGGGTTTGTCCTAATACTTTTATTTAAACAATCATGGCACATTACAGGTTCTTTAAGGAGAAAGTAATGGCAACACTAGACGGCAGAAAAGTAATAGACATCGAAGTTGATGGTGTCGATAGTAGGGATTATCCCGATTTCAGCGATGCGTATTTCAGTTACGCTTGCTACGAGGATGGAACACCACTCACTGAGCAGGAACTAGACAAACTAGCCGATCAGAATGGCGACATCCTTCACGAGAAAGCATTTGATTCACTTCACTAAGGAGAAAGTAACATGAACACAGTAGCCCTAAAATATGTCCGTAACCTGTTTCAGACATACCAAGCCCCACCACAAACAATTCGCAGCTACCAACGTCAATGGGTTCGCTCTGTGCGATACCTTGGCGATAACTGGTTGCTTGCCAAGAAAATCCAACGATTCGATGCTCAAAAATCTAATTGAACGGCAAGGTGATATCGTGAACAACTACATCATCGAATACAAAGAGCAATACGCTCACGAGCAATACTGCCCATACTGCGTCACTCCAAAGGGCAAAAAGTTTGTCTGCTGCGGTGAAATGGATTGGGTAGATTTCAAAGACCTTGATGACGATACCCAGTTAGAAATCATCAAAGAAGAATACGACAACGCTTTTAAAAACCACAAGGTATAACATGACAGTAACTGATTTACTCAAGCTCAATGTAAACGAGCATACAGAGAAGAAAGGTAACCTTACCTATCTCTCATGGGCATGGGCATGGGCAGAAGCTCTCAAAGCCGATCCACAGGCACACTTCCAAGTACATATATTTGGAGAAAAGTGTTATATCGACATTAATGGCACTTACATGGTTTGGGTGACAGTGACTTTGTTTGGCAAACCAATGACCTGCCAACTGCCTGTTATGGACAACCGCAACAAGGCTATTCAACACCCTGATGCGTTTGCTGTTAACACTGCCATCATGCGGTGCATGACCAAAGCTTTGAGCCTCCATGGCCTTGGTTTATACATTTATGCGGGTGAAGACCTGCCAGAGTTTGATACAAGTTTGGTGGACGCAATTGTTGCTGCCATCAGAGAGAGATACGATGCTGGCGATGAAGTCGGTGCGTATGGCGAATGGGAATCCGTCACGGATAACGAAGTTCGCATTAGGGTTTGGGATACGCTCAAGCCTGAAAGTAAGTTACGGGCAAGTCTTAAAGCCCAAAAAGAGAAATTAAAGGAAAGTAAATGAAACGCTTAGACGCAATTGCAGTAGTTGGTGAATACAAAGACCCAAAGACTGGTGACCTAAAAAAACGATTTGCTAAATGCGGGTCAGTGTTTATTAATGATGAGGGTGCAATCTCATTCAAGATGGACGCAGTACCTGTGGCAGGTTGGGATGGCTGGATTAATGCCAAAGAACCCTACGATGGAGAGAAGCCCGCCCGTCAAAGTTCTGCCCCTACCCGTAAAAGTTCAAGCCCTAGTGGATTTGATGACATGGATGACGACATCCCATTTTAAGGAACTAACATGAAAAAATTTGTAATTGGTATTTATCTAGCAACAGTTGCATCAATGGTTTGGGCTTCATGCACAACCCATACATATATGTACAACGGCAAAATGGTCACTTGCACCACTTGCTGTTATGGCGAAGGCCAGTTCAGGTCTTGCAGTACTAATTGTTTCTAATATTCGAGGGGAAAGCGGATGCTGTGACCCTGCCAAGGGTATGGCAGCGGCTAATTAAGCCGTTCACAGACGCAGCGAGTACCTTCACCATTTTAAGGAAATAAAAATGAGTGATGAACGAGAAATGTCTTATGGTGAAAAAGCCGTAGGTCTTACATTTAACCCAAGCAATAGCCATGAGGTTGACAAGTGCAAACAAGAGTTTGCTGCCGTTATTGATCGCATGAACTATTTGCGAAACCTTACGGATAACCCCGAGGTCAAACGCATGGCTAGTGTTGCCATTACAGAAGCTCAAACTGCTCAAATGTGGGCGGTAAAAGCTATTACTTGGAAGTTTTAATTAACGAGGGGAAAACGGGCAGCAATGCCGGACGAACGCCAGTACCCTCACCCTTTTAGGAGAAAGTAATGATTGATTTATTTAAACTGTTTCGCAAAGATGCTAAAGACACTTCAGTAGAAGCCGCCAAAAGCATAGCCCCCGCCCTTCCAAATATTGAGAGCCTGGTCTTTGAATATGCCACCATGCGTGGCAAACAAGGATTTACAGACGATCAATTGAATGAGCATTTCCAAACCCACAAATCGACCTACAGAGCTAGACGAGCTACATTGGTAGACAAAGGGTTAATCGAGGACTCTGGCGAGCGTGTAAAGGGTCCTAATGGTCGCCACATGACTATCTGGAGAATAGTATGAAATCAATCATTGATCTCTTTTCAGGCAAGGTCTACACCAAGACCGATACCATGGTCATTGCCGAGAATGGTGATGTGTTCAATAAGGTTGGAGACAACTACATTGGTAGCGATGGCGACCTCATCATCAAGCAAGGTGACCACCTATTTAATACCAGAACTGGAATAGGTTCCAATTTTGGTGATCCATTTTTAGAGGACTTCTAATGTCTAAAGACGAAGCATTACGTTTTGCATTGAAGGCGTTGGAATCGGTAAGCATTGAGTTTGTTTGTAATGGAGCACACCATGCAAAAAAAGATAGGCATGAATGGCTTGACCCTTGTCCTATTGTTGACCGATACAAAGATGCCATCACCGCCATTAAAGCCGCACTAGAATTGCCTGAAGAAAAGTACGTTTATGGAACACCCTTGTTGGACGCAATGATTAAGGAAAAAAACACATGAGTTATGCAAACGTAGAAATGGTATAATTTGCCATCTAAACTTAGGGGTAAGTTATGTCGTTAAAAGATAAATGCCTTGAAAAATTGTCTTATGACCAAGAAACAGGAATTTTTACTTGGAATTACGATGGGACTCGAGGTGTAAAAGCTGGTGATGTTGCAGGTTACAAAATGCAAAATGGGTACATCATGTTATCTGTGGGTGGCAGAAAAATAATTGCGCATAAAGTTGCTTGGCTTTTTGTCTATGGTGAATTCCCAGAAGGGAATCTTGATCACATAAACAGAAATAAAGCAGACAACAGGATTTCAAATTTAAGAAATGCAACGTATGAACAAAATGCCCAAAACAGAGAAAAGAATTGTAAAAACACTTCAGGATATAAAGGTGTTACATGGCATAAAAGAGATCAACGATGGCAAGCTGCAATAACAATAAAAAGAAAAGTCATTCATCTTGGTTATTATCAAGACCCACAAGACGCTTACAGTGCATACATTGAAGCATCTAAAAAATATCAATCACATTCAATCTTTAAAGAAAATTAAATGTCATACGCAAAATTAGAAATGTTGACGATCCAGTGGGGTGAGGCTAGACAGATTGTCCAGAACAGCACCCCATATGCCCAAGCTAAAAAGACTCAGGAAGAGTTGTACGAGTTGTTTGAGGCCATAGAAGATAACGACAAAGCAGCCATGGCAGACGCATATGGTGACATCTTAGTTACCCTCATTATGGGTTGTGCCACTGCAGACCTTGATCTAGTTAAGTGCCTAGAAGGTGCTTATAACGAGATCAAAGACCGCAAAGGCCATCTTAGTAAAGAAGGTCTATTCATTAAGGAATAAAGCTTTTTCTTCTTCTCTACGCTTCTTTAGGCCAGCAAGCACTTTACCCCCGCCCATGCAATAAAGTAACAGTGCATTTGCTGCGCCTTCCCAATCACCCCTGTTTAACTTCATCCGAATAGACGAACGCTGAAAAGTGCCCAATCCGGCATTGAAGGCAAAGCTGACACACGAGTCGAAAGCGCCTTGGCGACCAGTAACAGGGGGAGCAAGTCTAAGAACACCGCGTTCAAAATTAGCGACATCATTTGCGAATAATTTATCGATCTCTTCTTTAGTCCAGACACGATTGTCCTCCGGTTTCAAAGGCATTTCTTTACGAATCATTCCTGTATATCCATCTACACGAACTACAGGCAATCTAATTTGCTCTTGGTATAGGACATGACCATAACCAATAGTCCAAATGTGAGCAGGGCACAGGTAAGGCTTGGTCCTATAACCCTCATAGCGGTGCATTAAATCAGCCCCAGCCTTACTCAATTTCATTTCTTGGCCCAACCACGAGAGCCAAACCAGAATCCAACAATAGCGCCTAACATTGCCATTTCATCGCTTGAGAAGATAATGTCAGCAACACGAACCAAATCTTCAATGGTCACGACAAGACCAGGGTTTGAGTACACAAAGTACGCTAGCCATGCGTTGATTGCACACAACTCAATAATAAAGATATAGGTCACTGTCGGACGCACAGTGCCAATATAACTTGCCACCCAAGTACTAGCTTTGGCAAGGATGGCTTTATCGTGGTCATAAGCCGCCACTGTCATCTTGGCATCAGTCTCCATGGCAATTTGATCAGTGCGAATCTCTTCCATGCGCTCTTGAGCTGCAAAGCCTTGAGCCATCATCTGAAGTTGCATTTGTACCTGAATTTGCGCTAAAGCCAACTCATGCTTTTGATCGTCTTTATTTTGGAAATAATCCAAAAGCTTTGGTAAGCCTGAAATAAGCAAGCCACCTAGTGTAGAAAATAGTGAGAGCATTATCCTAATCCTATGTATGAGAGAAATTTATTAACGATCCTATCCGACAAGTCATCAGGAAGGTAGCGGAGCAGTCCAAGCACATACCATGCAATGCACATACGCACAAAGATTTTGAGCCATTGGTCGAACTGTTTCTGATACTCATTCATCGACCACAGCGTTTAGTTGTTTGGCAGAAATCTAATAACTCATTGATGCCGATACCAACGAGTAGGAGAACGAACGCTATACCGCCAATAAGAGCCGCCATCTCCATCTGCTCTTGTTCTTTCTGTTTCCTTTTTTTTTCAGCAACCTTTGCATCTCTAGCAGCAATGGCATCGTCTCTGTCCATTTCAGCTTTCCGAGCCATCATTTTATTGTAGACATCTATATTGCCAGTCTGCATGTAGAGGAGCTGGATTTCTTTTAAGAGCTTTCTACTATTCATCAATGCGTTTTCAATACGCATCGCAACTTCAAAGTTAGATTTGCCACCTGCTTTTTTGGCGGCAAGCATAGACTTAGTAGCACCACTCTCAGCATCGAGCATGCGCCCGACCATTACCGACAAGCCACCAATATCGTTAGCGACCTTACTGGCTTTCTTAACGAGACTAACTGCTTTTTCTAAGCCTTCTAGAGCGGCAAGTGGGTCTATTGGTAACATAGTTTGTCCTCAGTTTATATAACATTCCAATGCCATGCCATTACATAAACTGCCCATAGGACAAGTAGTAGAAGACTAACCGCTGCCATGATGACAACGGCATCCTCTTTCATTTTTTGTTTCGTGCTGAAATATTCTTTGCTTTTGCTTTTGCATCGGCCTTGGATGAAGCACCCCAAGCCTTCAATGACAATAATAATCTTGTTGGTTTGCCGTCCTTGTATTCAGGACCAGCCATGTTGCCCATACGAGCCAAGAAGCTTGCTCGTCTAGGATTGTCGCCAGACTTAACAGGCGCTTTGAGATTCATACCTTCAGCTTTAGCACTTGCTCTGCCTTTAGCATTGAGGCCACCCTTAGGGTTCTTGCCTTCAGATCGTTGCCATGCAGGGGATTTCATTACTTACCCTTCTTGGCGGTCTTGGCAGACTGTTTAAATGCCTTGGCAATAGGTGCGCCCTTAGTGCCAGGCTTTCTCATCTTCTCACCAGAACCTTCAGCGATACGTTTTTTCTTTGCATGGATATTTGCATACAAACCTGTAGCCATGATGCATCCTTAAAAATGAGATTTAAAGTTTTGCCAAGCAATGCCAACAGCGGTAATCACTGCGGCACACCACAGAATAGGTTTAGCCAATGAAGCTATCCAGTTGAGTACTTTGACAGCACCATTGGCGGCATTGATGGCCTCCACAAGACCTTTAGTATTCTTGTCGATACTGTCTACTTTGTTTTCAACTGCAATCAGGCGCTCATAGATTTGGGCGTGTGATACTTCAGACATATTTACCTCATGTAAGCAGATGGGGGAGCGACACCACGGCCAGCGCCAACTTTCTTTGTATAGACTCGGTCAAACAAAGCTTTAGACTCTGGTGAATCCAATGTACCAGAACCTAATGTTGTTGGGGCCATCAAGGCAAAAGGTGTAGCCATTTTAGGCGCAACATTACCAATGATTTGGCCTGTAACGCCAAGACCTAAGTCTGACCAATCACCAGTTTTCTTGCCATGCTTGTAGGCTTCAAATAAAGCCAAAGCACCTAATGTATTACCTGCAGTACGAGCAGCCAATGCCAAGTCAGCAAATCCTTGTTGTGCTTTAGCAATCTGTGCAGGAGTTTTAGCTTCAGCCATTTCCTTCTGCAAAGCAGTGTGCATTTTGCTTAAGTTTTCATCAGTAAAGCGGAAATTCTTAAAGTCATCTGCACTCATGTTTGTGCCCATCAACTTATTGGTCATGGACAAAACGTGTTCTTTATTTGGCATACCACCTTTGCTGATGCCCTTTTCATTGACATCAAAAGCCAGTGGTGTGTTCTCAGGCAAGCCACCCTTAACGCTATTCAAAATAGCTTGGGCCCGTTCAGGATTTGAACCATAACCAAAAGTACCAAGCAATTGGCGTTCAGCGCCTGGTATTGCTTTCTTCTCAGCAGGAGTAAAGATACTAGCTTTAGCTGGTTTAGCTGGAGGTGCAACTGCTTCTTTAGCTTTTTCAACTGCTTGTGTAGCAGTAGTAACACCTTCAGGTGTAGCAGCAGTAGCCACCACAGAACCAGTTGGACTACCTGCTGAAACAGGTGGAGCGCCCACAGGTGCAATAGGTGCAGCGGCTGGTGGTTGTACAGGTGGTGGCAATGGAGATTTAGCTTGTGCAGGTGCTGTATCGGCAACTACTGGAGCTTGCGGTGCTGGTGCAACAGGCGAAGCAACAGGTGGCAACTCAGCCATTGCAGAAGGTCCTGCTGGCGCAGTAACAATAGGAGCAGAAGAAGGAGTTGGTGCAACAGTAGGAGCAACGCCAGATTGTTGTTGCAATACTTTCTGCATCAATTGCAATTCAGCAGGGTCTTTAGCTTTGCGACCAAACATTTGCTCTGCATCAGACAATGTGTTTTTAGCCAAGAAAGCATCATGCTTAACTTGTGCTTGCTGCGTCTTCATTTGCTCACGCTTAAGCCTCAAATCCTCAATTTGTTTTTGAGCTTCAGACTGAGAAATAGTAAGGCCACCGCCTGAGGGTGGAGGTGGAGGTGGCTCATTAGGAGGAGTGCTACCGCCAAATAGCTTTCTACCTGCCATACCAACACCGACTGCAGCAGCACCACCTGCAGCAGAAGCCAATGGCACTTGAAGCCATTCAGGAATAGCAAAGCTTTGACCTGCTACATCAACAGTAACTTCTTTGCTTTTCTTATCAGCCGCACGTTTTTCAGTTTCTTGAGCAGCAAACTCATCAGTCTTCTTGCCAAAACCTTCACTAACACCTTCATTGGTTGGTGTGGCAGCTTCAATAGGTGGGCGCTTATAGTAATTATTTGCCCATGCTTTATGGGTGGGGTCATCTGATTGATCTAGATGAGCAGCAAGGTCTTTTAGCTTTGCGCCTTTGCGAATAGCATCTTCAATTTGTGTGTCTAGATCGCTCATTTTTCTTTCCTTTTAATCGGAATCAATGTATTGAGGTCAAGTACTGCAGGTGCTGTTGAGCCCGAAGAGCCAGGCGCTACCGCAGTTCTAGGTTTAGGTGCTACAGGCTTTTCAGGTTTAGCACTTGATTCAAATTTACGAGGCTCAGAAAGAATTCCTCTCGTGATCCCTTTGTACTTTTCTTGAATTTTTGCGAATTCTTCACTGTTAGTAAAAGCATTCTCAATTTCATTTGGCTTTGGCGCTTGGCCTGGTCCATAGTTCTGGATCGCTTTGTTGTAAAACCTACTAAAAGCGTCCATAACTTCAGCATTAGAAGCGCCTTGCAAAGCTTGCACACGGCCTCGTGAATACTGGTCTTCCAAGTTAAAAGCAGAAGGCAATGTTAGAAATGTTGGAGTTCCATATTTACCAACAAGTTCAATTTGCTCACGGCTAATGTCTCGTGATAACTCTAAAGCTCTAAGCAATTGAGTTTGATCAGCATCATTTAACTTTGCTGTCTTTAAATATTTCAGCAAATCAGCTTGAGTCTGATTAAAGTTTTTGGTGTTTTCTTGGCTGACATTGTTAGTGTTTTGAGCTTGCTCTAATTCACTAAAACTTTTTGTTTCACCTTTTTCATTGGTAACACCACCTTTGCCATTAAAGGTCCAAGTTCCAGCAGGTAAACCAAATTGACTTGCAACTGATTTGCTAACTTGCTCACCCTCTCTAAAACCAACACCTTTTTGATATTGGCTTAAAAGGCTTTTGTTGTTACTTTGAGCAGCAGTTGCACCCATTGATTGATTAGCAAATTGGAATACTTTTGCTAATGCCTCAGGCGCAATATCTTTGTTTTTAAGTGATGTAAAAATGTCACCAAGCTCAGTGTACTTAGGTGTCAATGCAACAGTCTTTGCACTCCATGCATTGTTTCTTTCGACATTCTCATTAAGCTTAGTAATGTTGGTTTTAAGGTTTTCCTTTTCCAACAAATTACCTAGTGTGTTTTCCCATGCGGGAAGGCCACCACCACGCTTGGCATACTCAGCCATGTCGATAGGCTTGCCAGTTTCCAAATCAATAACATCTACTTTTTCACCCAAAGCATTTACTTGTTCTTTGATTTGTTTACCAAATTTGTCAAAAGTAATCTTGGTAGTTACATCACCACCAGTAATCATTTTGGCAGCGCCTTGCTTGTCACCCAATACATAGCGCAACAAAGCATCACCCCATTGTGGATTGTCTTTAACTGTCTTCCAAGTATTGGCAACAGCCATACGGCCTTCAGGCGTACCTGCGCCACCTGCAGCAGCAATTTTGCTAGTTAAAGAATCAAACTCTTGCAGTTTGGTGTTAATGTTGTTAGCAGCAAACAATGAAATCTGTGACAAAGGTGTGCCCACAGTTTCTTTAGCCAAACTTACCAAAGCATTTGGGTCACGATTGGCAACAGCTACTTCATACTTTTCATCGGGCGTAGCAGGTGTAGCAGGAGTCGTAGGAGCAACATCCTGTTGTGCTACTGGAGCGTTAGGCATTACAGCTTGTACAGGCATTTCAATCTCCAATTAATATGGTTTTTTCCAACCCCAAGCAGCAGTTACTTGATCATCAAGACTAGGCAATGGAGTTAATGAAGGTGTTGCTAATGTAGACCCCATAGCATTTGGAAGGCCAAAAGGTTTAAATGGTGTGCCCATAGAGGTTGATGGTGGCACTGCAGACATAGAAGGAGGCTTAACACCTTCTTGCATGGGCGCTTGCATTCCATAATTGGCAGGTGGCATCACACCAGACGATGGCGTGTAATCAGCAGGTAACTCTTCTTTTTTGCTAAATAGATTATTTAAAAAATCTTGTAGACCTGATTCTTTAACGCCATAACCAATAGCTATGTTTTTAGCATTAGACAAAGCTTCACCCAAAGGGCCTGGTGGCAAAGAAGTCCAACTTGCAAACTCCATCCCTGGTGCTGATTTTTCTGCCATGATTTTTCCTTAAATACGGAAGCCTTTGCTTGTACCAGTAGAGCCCTGAGTACCTGCGAAGTTAGGCGTAGTAGAACCTTGTGGTGTGCCATAAATGACAGATGCATACTTGCTAAACACATCTTGCGGTGTCTGAGCCAAACCAACACGGCCTGAATACAGTTGGCTTGCAATTGGAATATTGCTTGTACCAACATCAGCCAACTTACCTGCAGCAGCGGCACGATTAGCTTCAACACCAGAAGAGGCGGCAGCAGCGGCAGTAGCCAATCGTTGCTCACCAAGTTGCTTCAAGTTCTCACGAGCCAAGGCATAACGAGAGCTTCCTGCACCACCAGCGCCACCAAACATAGCGTTTTGTGTACCAATGTCCTCACGAATCTGCTCACGAGCAGGTTGCATGGCGGCTTCAATTTGCTCTTGCTTGTAATTAGGATTAAACAACTGTTGGAGGCCAGTGACACCACTTGCCAAACCTTGCTCACCTGCAGTTTGAGCTACCTGACCACCACGCTCTGTAACACCCAAAGCTTGTTGCATAGCAGGTAATGCGTTAGCCGCAGTGCCGTAAAGCACATCTTTAGCACCTGCAATGGTGTTTTTGTAAGCAGGAAGAAAGGTTTCCTTTAACGCAGCAGTTTGCGTCTGAAGTAGGTCTTTCTGTTCTGGGGTTAATACGGCATTTTGACTGCCCGAGGATTTTCCACCGCCCATGATTAAGCTCCTTTACCGGTTCTACCGGATGCGCCCATACCTTTGCCTGAAGGTTGGCCTTGTTGATTAGATGAATTATCCCATGGTTGTATGGTGTTTGAATAGGCATTAGGCATACCTAATTTGGGTTGACCGCCTTGGCCTGACATAGTCACCCGACCACCCATCATCCCACCCAATGGAGGGCCCATTTCTTGAGGCATTTGATTAGCTTGAGGAAAATTGGGTTGTTCAGCCTGTAATTGCTGAGTTTTAAGCAATTGTTCTTCAGGACTAATCTCAATTGGGTTCATGCCCAAACGATTGGCGCTAACCCCTGCGCCTTTACTGGCGGGTCCAGACACCTGAGTTGGTTGCACTTGTGATGTAAATCCACCCATGATTAGTCCTTCATTAAATCGATAAAGTGCCACAAATCTTCATTAAAGTAGGTTCCGGCAGGTTTGTCAGGATGCCATGAAGGATTTGCAGAGTTTAATTCCACATACTGTTCACCAGTAATTAAGTACTCACGGCACTGGCTAGGAACGATAAATTCACCCTGCTGAGTAGTCACACAGACAACAACACGAACACTTTGGTTGTCAGGTAATTCTTGCAAAGAGTAAATATCTTCATAAATCTGCTGTGCGGGTATATTAATTTCTCTTGGCATTATTTCACCTTTGCTTCCAATGCTTCTACTTTAGCAGTCAATTCTTGAATTGCTTTGGTCAAAACAGCAATATACGAGGGGTAATGGATGGTTTTAAAACCAATTTCATCACCCACTTTCCAATCTGGCTCTTCATAAACCAAAGATGAAGGATTAGGAATCAAAGTTTCTACTTCTTGAGCAATGAAACCATAACCTTTTTGGTGCTTTGGATCGGCTTTTAGCTTGTAGGAAACAGGTCTAAGTTGCTTAACAAAGGCCAAACCAACATCAATATCTGTAATTTCTTCCTTCAAACGCAGGTCTGAAGGGCTTGTTGTGCGTACATCAAAGGTAACTGTATTGCCTGAACCTGTGGTTCCTACATAAGCGCCAGCAATACCTGTAGAAGCAGAACCTAAAAGGTTTAAACCTGAACCTGCAGCATTAGCAGTTCCTGAGTTGGTCGGAAAAATCCTTGCCCATCCTGAATCAGCAACACCACCCAAATAGCTTGCATAAGTCGCATTGGTTGCGTTTGTGGGAGTGCCTGACAGCGTAAGGGTAACTGCGCCTGTAGACGAGGATGCCGACAAACTTAGGCCACTAGAACTGTTGCTAGTTGCAAGACTTGTTACACCACCACTAGAAGCAGGAGTTGCCCACTGACCATCATTGCGTAGGAAAGTGGTTGTAGAACCTGCAGGAGCAGCAATGTCGTATACACCCCAACGAATAGTTCCATTGGAAATGTAAAGCGCAGGTAAGGCAAATGCGTGTTCTGCACGAATGGCATAAGCAGTAGAGCCAAAACTGTAGGCTTCTATGCCGTTTCCACCACCACCATAGGCATAAAGAGCAATCTTGCCTGTACCGCCATTGGCAGATACCGCACGACCACCAGTACCAGCAGAGAACCAACCACCACCAGTTTGGTTATTTGTTTGGTTAATCACAATAGCGTAGCCTGTGCCACCAGCATTGTTGTAGCCATCAAACTGAGCTACACCACGACCATAGACGCTGTTCAAGAACATATCGCCTGTAGACCGCTGAATGTAATATCCGGCAGTACCATGGGTTGCAGGATTACCCGCTACAGGTGGATTGCTACCATTCCAGTTGTCAGAACGAATGTCTTGGAAGACAGAAGCGGCAGTTGGTGTACCCCACTGGGTTTGTCCTGCAGGAATGCCACTAATAGTTCCGCTTGATGAGTTGTACTGACCAAAGGAATACCATAGAACATCACCCACAGTAACGCTAGGAGCTGTTAAAGACCACCCAGAAGGCGCTGTAGGACCTGTGGTGTTACTTGGGGTGCTTGGAGCCGCACTAGCTTGATTCTGAGCCAAATAAGCAGTAAGCGCCGCCAAGCCATTTGCACCTGTAGTGCCAGCCGCACCATTAGAACCTGCCACATAAATGGCATACGAGGTGTTTGTCCAGTCCAATGTCGATGTGACAGTGGCTGAAGTGACCACCAAAGGAATGGTAATGGCCCACAAATATGAACCTGCTGTCGTGTTAACAGGTTGAGTTGTTGACCAACCAGAAGGTGCGGTGTATGCGCCCGTTGACCATGTGTAGGTCGATGTTGTTGTGGGTCTAGCAGGTGGAGTTGATGAAGATGTCCACTGATAGATTGTTGGGGCGGCAGTGTTATACGCAGTTGTCGTTGTGACAATGTCTAGGTCAATTGAAACACCTGCATCTTGGACATAGGTTGCATCAGGAGCTGTCGTGCCAACATAGAAGTTAATCTGCCGACCACCGCTTGTCTGATACCAAAGAAACTTTGTTGTGCCAAACCCACCAGTAGCCTTGTACCAAATGTAGTCAGCATAGTCTGTAGACTCTACAGAGCTATTGGTATTACGCAAACCATAGTACTCACGATTGGTAGGACTGTTGCTAAAGTTAACCGATCCATCAAAACTATCAGCATATTTGACTGCTAGATATTGATACAAATAGGCAATAAGAACCCCTGACGGCCCAGCAATAATTCCATTATTAGGATCGGCAACAAGGTTTGATCCAAAGTTAGCCAACAAGTAGTTGATGGCCTCAGATATCTCTGATTGCGATGGGTTACTGTCTAGAGCGAATGGCATTAGAAGGCATCCTCAGTAACTGTTGCTTGCCAGTTCATAGCACTGACTTTCCATGTATCAGTAGCATCGTTTGATCCAAACTTGATAGACACTGTACGCACAGAATTTTGCTGAGTTGTCACCCATGGCGTATCTGTATCAATACTTGTCACACCAGTCTGACCATATACAGGTGTCTGGGCAGTAGAGTTAGCACCGCCAACAGTAATGTCAATCTTGCCTGTACCTGCAATCTCAGGCAATAACCGATGGACATAAACCTTGTTTGAGTAAGGCACAGGACCTTTATCAGTCTGCAAGGTCACATTGGTACGCTCAAACTGGGCATCAATGGCAGCAGAATCAATAAATGAGTTGCCAATATTGGTTTCAATCAGTTTAGAACTAGCTATTCCACGAGCGTAAACAACAGTCCTAGAGCCCAAATTAAAGTAATCGGGTGAGCTATCTATCCAACGAGGTCCTTCAGTGCCCATAACAGCGTTTGCAATGTCTTTAGGGGCATTCCATACTTGGAGGTCATATCTCCAAGACAGCATCTTGTTGCAGAAACCTGTAGATGTCAGATCAGGATAGTAAATCTCAATCTGATTCTTTTGGGTGTTGTTGACCATGAACAGTCGGTCAGCATAGACAGGTGACAGGTTGCCAAAGAAATAATCTTTGACCCTTTGGTTAGCCAAAGATGTAAAGCTTGAACCATCAAAAACCCAGATATCACGAGCATCAATGCCGTAGACATTGGAATCAGTATTTGTCCAACAATTATTGTTAAACAGTCCCCGACCTTGATTTAGCAGTCTGACACCAAAGATAGGCGCAGTACTGTTTTGGTAGGAAATAGGGGAGAAAACTACTGTATCCCAATAGGAACACACATAGAAATTGCCACCAAAGAAGAACCCATCAATCAAAGGACCACGAACAGGAACTTCTTGCTCGTTAGCCACGTTAGACAGAGTTGGCTCCCATGTTGTTGGATAGCCTGAACCTGCAAAAGCCTGTGACCAACGAACAGTTGTTGGGTAGTTATAGGTTGTGCCACCGATAACCTTGGTCAAATTACCTGCAATCAGGATGTTGCCCACATTGGGAGAACAGAAATTCCTGACAAAACCTGCAGTTGTTGAGGTCACGCTAGGCTCATAGTTCCATGAGGCATTGCTACTGACAGTAATCTCATTGGCTGTAGGCAGGAAATACATAGGATTTCCAAGTGTGTCATTGATGAAAAAGACACTTCCAACCCATGCTGTGGTGATATTGAGGCCATCTACATAACCAGAGATATAGACAGAGGGGTTAGCTCCCACACCTGGCGTGATATTGGTAATACCAGTTGCAGTAATCATCCACCATTTACCCTGATTGGATGAATTGCGGGTAGCTACGATGTATACCCAAGATGTCTCAGACCGAAAACCGCCTTCCATAAAGATAGGCTGATCGGTAATTGTTGAAGCAATCTGTTTTTCACCAAAGATTTTCTTGATGGAGCGTACATCTGCCTCTACGTTTTTACCAATGTTGTATTCATTAGGACCCAATGCGTTACTAGGAACGTCTGGGGTAAATGACATTGAGGTAAAAGGTGTTCGTAAAGGCGTGTACATATCAGTCCATTGTATTTAGAAAGTGATTGATCCGCTAGATGTCCACTTGTAAATTCTAAAGCCACCACTTACTGTAATTGTGGGTGAGCCTGTTGTGCTTGTGGCAGCATTAAATGTGTCTGGATAGCGAATGATGACAATACCGCTACCGCCTAAACCACCAGAAGTTGCGTTATATGAACCGCCAGCGCCACCGCCACCAGTATTAGCAGTTCCGCTACTACCTTCATAACCCGCTACTGCGCTACCGCCTCCACCAACACCGCCAACAGAATTAGCACCAGAAGAATATCCGCCTCCAGCACCACCACCTCCGTATGCAGTTACTGTTCCAGATATAGAAGATGCAATACCAGCTCCGCCATTACCTGTACCATCTGCGCTTGCAATTGCAGTTGAGCCAATAGTTCCAGCGCCTCCACCACCAGCACCTCGTGATGAGCCACCAGCATCTCCTGATGCGCTTGTTCCACCACGATTGCCTTGTCCAGATAATCCTGAACCACCTATAAAAGCCCCACGACCACCGCCTCCTCCACCAGAACCCCCAGCAGTTCCAGCAGTTGAACCTGTGGTAGCCCCTGCACCTACGCCGCCGCCGCCGCCTCCAGATGCAACAATGTTTCCTGTATATGCACCAGAAGAACTAGCAAGTAAAACAGAGCTATAACCAACGCCGCCTTGTGTGTAAGTATTTAACCCCCTAGCGCCTCCAGCACCAACAGTAACCCAAAGTTGAGAGCCAACAGTCACACCTGAGAATCCTGCAAGTAATCCTCCCGCACCACCACCACCACCACCATCACCACCAC